GCAGGTTTCTATGAGGTTAAAAATCATCTCGAAAAAACCGCTGAAATCGTTGAAATTCAGCGGTTTTCATTGCAATAAAAGAGCTCGGAACACATCAACATTCCGAGCCAATTTATGGTGGAGTAAAACCCTCAATATCCGAACCCGAGATAGTGAGGGTATTATTCCCCGAAGTGTTGAAAGTCAGCACGATTCTTCGCCCCTTGTCTCCATCGTCATAGACGAAGACAGCATTTACCAGTGTGTCGATGATTCGCCGCTGATATTCAACATCGTTTATATCGCCGCTCTTGAAAGATGTGAGCCAGTACACGATACGCTCCTTCGACAAGAGCGGCTTTTTCATTTCCTCTCTTGCAATCTGTCCTTCAATATTCAAGCGTTCCTGTTCCAATTCCTCAAGACGCTCTTTCGTAGTAGCGGTGATAATTCCCTGTTCGATTGCCGACATGAGATTTTTAATCTTCTTGTTGGTGTCTTTCAACATTCCTTGTAGACCTATGAGAACCGATGTGTCTTGTAGGTCTTTTTCTATAAGCTCCATTGCCTTTGTAGCGATAAGGTCAATGTTTTCATCGGTGAGAACGTATTGTACGGTATAACGAACAACCAGTTCCTCAAGCCAATCTTTCTTTTCAATCTTCTTGTCGCAGTTTCCACCTCTTTTTCGCTTGCCGCACTTGTAGTAATGGTACAGCTTCCCGGTCTTCGATGTGCCGCTCTCGCCAATCATGGGGCTACCGCAATGACCGCAGAACAGTTTTGTGGAGAGAAGATAATCCTCTTTCGCCTTGTTCCTTGCCCGTGAAGCGAAATTGTGTTGGAGCAGAGCTTGTACTTTTGCGAACAATGTTTTGTCAATAATCGGTGGCACAGTGTCCTCCAATACTACATCATCGTAGCGATACACTCCGATGTATCTGTCATTTCTTAAAATTCTTTCCAAGCTGTTTTTGTTGAATGGATTCCCTCGTGAAGTTTTGTAACCCTTCTCGTTAAGGTGTTCTACAATTTGAGTTTTGGACTTTCCTTCCGCATAGAGCGTAAAGATTACCCGTACCGCTTGCGCTTCCACTGGGTCAATCACATACCGTCTGTCCTCACCTATTTTGTAGCCGAGACCCGGATTACCCATAGCGATTCCATGAAGGGCGTTTTCCTTGAGACCTCGCTTAATACTTCGGGCGAGATTTTCTGAATAATACTCCGCATATCCCTCAAGCACCGATTCCAATATGATTCCCTCGGGAGTGTCGGGCATGGGCTGTTTCGCATAAAAGACACGAACACCGTTCTTTTTGAGCTTCGCTTTGTAAATGGCTGAATCGTATCTGTTTCGAGCGAAACGGTCAAGCGTGTACATAATCACAGCGTCAAAATGACCTTTCTCACTGTCCCTTATAAGACGCTGAAAGTTTGGACGATTATCGGTCTTGCCCGAAATTGCTCTGTCAATGTACTCGCCCACAATGACGATACCATTCTTTATAGCGTAGTCGTGGCACTCTCGGAGTTGACCCTCAATGGATTCTTCACGCTGGTTATGGCTTGAGTATCGAGCATAAATTACCGCCTTGATAATCTCACCTCCAATATTTTCATTCTTCTAATCAACTCTATTGGGATAACCTTACACCGCCGCAGTTGAATCCTTATCCCCTTCCAATTCTTGTCGGTTCTCAAATTCATATACCATTGACATGAACTCATGCTTCATTCGCCGGGAGAGACCTCTGTACACACGCAGAATATCCTCCTCGTCTTCGTCCTTCGCCTGTGGCTGGTGCAAATCGTCTTCATCGGCGAAGAAGTCCATCACAGAACATTCCAAGATTTGAGCAAGTTGAACCATGACCTCTTGTTTCGGCAGAGAGCCTTTATACCATGCGCTCACCTTTGATGTGCTTAATCCAAGCTCTTTGCAAAGTGCTGTGGGATTTGTTCCTCTCATAGCACAGATTCTCTTTAAGTTGTCAGCGAAATCCATTAAATAGTCCTCCCGAAAAATAATTCTAAAAATCAGAGTTAAGGTATTGACAAATCTAAGAATCAGAATTATAATAATAACATCAAATCTGAAAAACAGATTTGGCAATAAGAAACCAGCCCCCTCAATAAAGCATTTTGAGGAGAAAAGCGGATAGTTATTCACTTGTTATGGCTAATAAGAATAATAACATAAAATCCGCTTTTCGTCAAGGCTGATTCTGAAAAACAGAACAGGAAGGGAGGAATTTTCGTGAATGTCAAGTCGAGAATGGCTGATGTGGGAATGACACAGGTGGACATGATACTGGAACTGCAAAAGCGAGGTTATGTAGTCCAGCCGCCAATGATGTCAAGTATTCTCCGAGGGGTCTATACATACCCCAAGGCAAAGCTGATTCTCGCAGAGTGCGAGAAAATTCTCAAGGAACGTGAGAATGAATGAACCTGTCGGAAGGACAGGTGAAAGACCTCGCAAGTCCATTGGTGGGTATCGTAGCGGAGTTCTACCAAGACCCTAAGAATGAGGAGGATTTTCAACAATGGCTACTACAACAAAAAGAATCAACAGACGAAAGCTCGCAGTAATACAGGCTTACACCATTATCGCTCTTTTCGTTCTGTTCGGTTTGATTGCCGGGTTCATAGTAGGAAGGTTCACCGCTTCTCCCGAAGTGGAGACAATCACAGAGACCGTAGAAGTTCCTACATACAATCCCGAACAGCTCCCGGAGGTTGGAGAAATTACCTATTATAATGTTCCGCTGTCTCACAGCTTGCAGAGATTTATCTACGAGGTGTGCGCTGACGAGAACGTACCTGTTGCTCTTGTCATGGCGATGATAGACCACGAGAGCCACTTCAACCCGGAAATCGTGAGCAACACCGATGATTACGGTCTCATGCAAATTAACGCAATCAATCACGAGCAGTTGGAGGAGCAGTACCGAGCGGCAGATATGCTCGACCCATATCAGAATGTTTTCTGTGGGATTAAAGTAATCAGCTCTTACATCGAAAAGTACGAGGATTACAGCTACGCTCTCATGGCATACAACATGGGCGAGTATGGAGCGAAGAAGTCATGGGAAAGCGGTACTACTTTAACTTCATACAGCGACACCATTCTTGAGCTTATGTCTGAATATGAACAGGAGGTGAAGGAAAATGCCGCAAGTTCTGGCAATGAGTAATGGCACACCCGAAACAATCTTATCCCCGAAAGATTTTGAGGATTTAATTGATAAGTACATGGGGCTTGACTGTGCTAACTACTACCAAAATCAAATTGAACAGCTTTCAGAGTGCATTAGAGACCTCGCTTCCTATGTTGATGATAAGTACATTACAGAGGAAGTTGAGGAGGTGCTGAAAGTCAATGGCTACTAACAAAAAGATTGGCAACACCTTTGAAGCGGAGTTTTGCGAGACCCTATGCCAATATGGATTTTGGGCGCACAACATGGCGCAGAACGCCGCTGGACAACCAGCAGATGTTATCGCTGTGAAGGACAAGACCGCATATCTGATTGATTGCAAGGTCTGTACTAATAACGAGTTTCCGCTCTCCCGGATAGAGGAGAATCAGCACCTCGCTATGGAGTTTTGGAAAATGTGTGGAAACGGTGAGGGTTGGTTTGCTCTCAAGGTCGAGGGCGAAATCATAATGATACCTCACTATACTATGAAAGCTCTGTCCTATGAGAAGTCAGTATTGAATCTGACAGATATTCGAGAGTACGGAGCGAAACTGGAAAGGTGGCTGAAAGTATGTTGATTACAGTATCGAACGCCTTGACAGTCACCAATCCTACCCCGGAAATGCTGATGTGGTGCAAGCGAAACCTTGTCATATCTAACCCGGAGTATGCGAAGAAAGCTCGAATGAACCTGTGGCTCGGCAATACACCCAAGACCCTGTTTCTGTATGAGACCCGAGGAAACGAGTTGGTGTTACCGTTCGGAACACTTCGCTCCTTACCAAAGGAAATCACGGACAAGGCGATTTTCATAAGCGAATTTGCCCCGCCTGTGGAGATAGATTTTCAAGCCGATGTTCCTCTCTATGATTACCAAGAGGACGCTGTACAGGCGATGATAGCCGCAAAGTACGGTATCTTGCAGAGTGCCGCTGGTAGCGGAAAAACACAGATGGGAATAGCTCTTGCGGCAAGACTGGGGCGGCGTACATTATGGCTGTGCCATACGCTCGACCTTATCAAGCAGAGCAAGGAGCGAGCCGAGCAGTATATGAGCAAAGACCTCATGGGTACTATCACGGAGGGCAAGGTCAATCTCGGCGATGGTATCACCTTCGCAACGATTCAGACGATGTGCAAGCTGGATTTGCCACAGTACAAGGATTACTGGGATTGCATTATTACAGACGAGGTACATAGGGTCAGCGGCAGTCCTACCGCAGTCACACAGTATCAAAAGGTGCTGAACAGCTTGTCGGCAAGACATAAATACGGGCTGTCAGCGACAGTCCACAGGTCTGACGGTATGATTCGAGCGACCTATGCGTTGGTGGGTGAAATCGCCTATCAAGTACCCGATGAAGCTGTGGCAGACAAGATTATGAAGGTGGGTATCTACCCTGTCAACACAGGGATTCAGATAAGTAGAGAAGCCCTCAATACCGATGGCACTCTGAATTATACGAAGCTGATTACTTATCTCACGGAGAATCCGCAGAGAAACGGTCTGATAACTGGCTATATGTCGGTTGACAAAAGACCTTCGCTGATTCTGTCGGACAGGTTGAATCACCTTGAGGAGCTTATGAGTATGCTCCCGGCAGATATGCAAAAGGACGCTGTGATGATAAGCGGCAAAATGACAAGTAAGAAAGGCAAAGCTGAACGGGAACAGGCTCTTGAGGATATGAGGAGCGGCAAGAAGAAATACCTCTTTGCTACCTATTCTCTTGCGAAGGAGGGGTTGGACGTTCCATGTTTGGAGCGGTTGTACCTCACCACCCCACAGAAGGATTACGCTGTGGTGACGCAGAGTATCGGGCGTATCGCCCGAATCTTTGAGGGCAAGGCTGACCCGATAGCCTACGATTTCGTAGACGATATAGCCTATCTCGTCAAGTCGTATAAAAAGCGATGTACGACCTATCGAAAGAACGGTTGCTACTTCGTGGAAGGAGGTGCGATGTAGCTTATGAGACTTGTTACTTATGACTGTGAGGTGTTTGCCTATGACTGGCTCGTAACACTCAAGGATAAAGAAACAGGACACCGTACTCATATTTGGAACGATAACGAAGCTCTCCGCATGGCTTTGTCTGATGATTGTATCTATGTTGGATTCAATAATAAGCATTACGACCAGTTCATTGTAAAAGGAATCGCCGCCGATTTTACACCACAGGAGATTAAACAGGTGAACGATTTTATCATCGGCGGCGGTCAAGGTTGGGATTGCCCTCTGCTCAAGGATTTCTACTTTGCTTTCAACAACGTGGATATTAAAGACGATATGCAGATGGGCTTGTCTCTCAAAGCAATCGAAGGACACCTCGGTATGTCAGTACAGGAAAGTACAGTACCCTTTGATATTGACCGCCCTCTCACCGAGGAAGAACGCCGAGAAGTTGAGTTCTATTGCGACCACGATGTTGACACCGCCGAGAAGCTGATAGACATTCGCAAGGACTACCTCAAGAACAAGGTGCAAATCGGGCGGCTGGCTGGTTTGTCTGATGTTCGAGCTATGGGAATGACGAATGCCAAGCTGACAGCGGCTATGCTGAAAGCGTCCAAGAAACCTCACGATGATGAACGCAAGTATGTGTACCCGGAAAAACTCAAGCGTGAGTACATACCCCCGGAAGTGTTCGCTTTCTTCAATAAGATGTACGACCCTTCGATTTCTGACAAGGAGCTGTTCAGTGGCAAGTTAGAGTTCAAAATCGGCGATTGTCCGGGTGTAGTTGGTTACGGTGGTATTCATGCCGCTATTCCGAACTACTTCTTTGAGGAGACAGGCTCTCGGGTTATTCGCAACAAAGACGTGGCGAGCTATTACCCCCACCTTATGACGTTGTGTGGGTACACCTCTCGCAACATTCCATCAGCAGAGGTCTTCGAGAATGTCCTTGAGACCCGAATGAGAGCAAAGGCAAGCGGAGATAAGGCAACAGCAAACGCCCTCAAGCTCGTTGTAAACACGACCTATGGTGCGTTGCTCAACAAGTACAATGACCTGTTCGACCCTCTCATGGGGCGGTCAGTGTGTATCACAGGACAGTTGTTCTTGTTGGAGCTGGCAGAACACCTCTATGCCGACATACCGGGGCTGAAAATCGTCCAGCTCAACACTGATGGTATCATGGTCGAGTGCGACAAAGCAGACCTTGACAAGCTGAATGAGATTTGCGATGAATGGCAGTCTCGGACGGGTTTTGAGCTTGAGGAGGATTCAGTTGTGAAGATTGCACAGAAGGACGTAAACAATTACGTTGAGGTGCAACCGAGCGGCAAATCCAAGGCAAAGGGCGGCTATCTCGTGAAGGGAATTTCCACAGTCGGAGCGTTCAACATCAACAATTCGTGCTGTATCGTGGCTACCGCTCTAAAAGAGTATTTCGTCAATGGTGTTCCTGTAGAAGACACAATCAACGGGTGCGATGATATTTTCCAGTTTCAGATTGTGGCAAAAGCCGGGGCGAAGTACCGAGAAGCCTATCACATAGTCGATGGTGTGAAAGAGCCTGTACAGAAGGTGAACCGAGTGTATGCTACCGCAGACGAGCGGTACGGTAAGCTGTTCAAGGTGAAAGCCGAGGACGATTCTACCGCCAAAATCGAAATGCTCCCGGAACACTGTATCATCGACAACGACAATCACTTGAGCATTTCTGATGTGGATAAGACGTTCTACATCGAAATGGCTAAAAAGCGAGTGAACGATTTTATGGGTATTAAGCCCGAAAGAAAAAGGAGGACAAAGAAAATGGCAACAGCAACCAAGGCAACCAATGTGTATCAGAAGCTACTTACAGCGAGGGCGAAATTCCTCGAAGCCGATGTTCAGAAGACAGGTAAGAATATGCACCTGTCGTTCAAATACTTCGAGCTGGACGATATTGTTCCCTCTGCTATCCGTATCTTCAATGAGGTGGGTCTTATCCCTATCGTGAATTTCACCTCTGATACCGCCACCATGACGATTATCAACACGGACAACCCGGAGGACACGGTTACGTTCACCGCTCCTTTCAATCAGATTGCTCCTATCGTGAGTAATGCCGGGAAACAGGCTACGAACGAAATGCAAGCCCTCGGTTCGTCCATCACCTATATGCGCCGCTACTTGTACATGATGGTGCTGGACATTTGCGAAAGCGATTCCATTGACGCAAATCTCGGCAAGGGCGAAGCTCCTTCTGCCCCGGCAGAAAAGAAAGCCCCGGCAACTCCCGAACAGCGAGCGGAAGTCAAGCAGAATTTGACCGCCAAGGACGGAAACGCTACCGCCTTGCAGATTAAGGGTCTGAAAGCGGTTTTGAAAAAGCTCCGTGAAGCCGACCCGACCAAGGAGGAAATGATTGCGAATATCGCAGTTCAGACTAACGGGTTCACCGTCATTTCCAAGACTGACTGCGAGGAACTGATTAACCGTATCAATGAAATGCTCGAAGGAGGACAGGAATAATGACTGATATTAAGTGGATTGAGGGTAATCGTATTCAGATTGCACCTCCGAAGAAGACCAAGAAAATCACGGGTACTCGTTTCGCTACCATTCTCGGGCTGAATCCTTGGTCTACTCCGTTTGAAATGTGGTGTGCTATCACCAAGACCTACGAGAAGCCTTTCGAGGACACCATCTATACTATCGCTGGTAAGACCATTGAGCCGAAACAGGCAGAGTACATGAAGAAGTCCTATGCTATGGACATTCTCTCTCCTATTGATGTGTGGGGAGCTGACTACTTCAACAAGACGTGGGGTGATTTCTTCCCCGACAGTCCTCACCTCGGCGGTATGTGGGATTATCTGCTCAAGAACGAGGACGGAAAGACCGAAGCTGTGCTGGAAATGAAGACCACCAAGCGAGCCGAGGACTGGGAGAATGATGTACCCGAGTATTACGCTCTACAGGCGGCTCTCTACGCCTATCTGTTGGGGCTGGACGATGTAATCATGGTCGCTTCCTTCCTTGAGGAGAAGGACTATGCAGACCCGAGTAAGTTCAGACCGAGTGCGGCGAACACCATCACGGTTGAGTTCAAGGTCTCCGAGCGTTACCCGGATTTCGCTAAGAAGGTGGCACAGGTCGAGCGTTGGTGGACAGACCATGTGGAGACAGGTATCTCCCCGGAGTATGACGAAAAGAAGGACGCTGAAATCCTTGCCGCTCTCCGCACCAACACCCTTTCCCCGGAGACCGACATTGAAGCTCTGATTAAGGAAGCCGAAGGTCTCAAGAAAGAGCTGGACGAGGTAGCCGCTACCACCGCTGACAAGGAAAAGCGTCTCAAGGTTATCAACGACATTATCAAGGAACACGCTGTATCGCAGTTCCGTGACGGTGATAAGAAGGTCGAGGTAAGAGGTTCTGCTTATGTGTGGACAGTCTCTCGCTCCGAGACCACCAGCGTTGATAAGGACGCTCTGAAAGCCGATGGACTGTTGGACAAGTACAGTAAGAAATCTACCCAGTACCGTATGACGGTCAAATAAAAGGAGGACACAGTTATGTATATTAACCCTTTTGTAGCTGGTGTATTGGCTACTATTATCGTTGAAGTTGTGGTGATTATTATTGCCGCTATCATTTCTGGAAATAAGGAGGACAAATAAAATGAGCAGAACGAAGGATTTGACAAATCAGATTAAGGAGCTTCACGAGAAGCAGACCGAGGAAATGCGTTCCCTTGAGGAACAGAGGGAAGCGGCTCTCAAAGAGGAGAAATTCGATGAATCCGCCACCGAGCTTTTCAACATCTATAAGAGCTACATCAAGGCTGGCTTTACCGAGGAACAGGCATGGGAGCTTGTAACTATCCAGCTCACGAACGCTACCAAGCGTACACTTTTCTAAGGAGGTATAGGACAATGGCGAGAATCCCTATGACAAGCGGTTTTGTGCTTATCCCGGAGGGCGAGTACATCTTCCGCATTTATGACGCAAAGTATGACGAGGAGTTCGGTAAGATTGAGGTCAAGCTCGTCAACGCACAAGGGGCTACTCATACCGAGCGTTTCTCAATCAAGGACGCAAACGATGAATTTAACGAAAAGGCTTTGAACGCTTTCTCGTACTTTGCGAAAACCGCTATGAACGACTACGGTCTTGAAGATGTAGACCCGGAGGAGCTTATCGACCACTACATTTGCGCTCAAGTCGTTCATACCGAGCTTCCTTCCACCAAAGACCCCACAAAGACCGTTACCTTTGCCAATCTCGGCGATAAATCTCCGGCAGACGGTTTCGACACCGAGCCTGTGGCTCGTGCGCTGACACTGGGGCGTGGCGGTGATGGCAAACCTAAAGCCGCAACTCCCAAAAAGGCGGCTACCAGCACCCCGGCAAAAGGTTTAGACCTCGACAGTCTGTTAGGTTAAGTGATTCCTCGGGAGGGGGGATTACTCCTCTCCCGAGCTTTTTAAGGAGGTGCGATATGGTGGACAATGTGAATCACCCTTCACATTACGAGACAGGTAGATTTGAATGTATCGAGGTAATGATTGAGACACAGGGCGTTGAAGCTGTGAAAAATTTCTGTCAGTGCAACGCTTTCAAATACCTGTATCGAGCAAAAAAGAAAAATGGTCTTGAGGATATGAAAAAGGCTATTTGGTATCTCAATAAATATGTAGAGCTGTCTGAAAACAAATCGTGTAATGATTGCTTCGGTGCAAGCACAAACGATTGTGAAAGCTGTCCTCTACAGGAAGGAGCGGAAAATGACACCTAATGAATATCAAACAGAAGCATTACGAACAGCAAGCGGCATGAATAAAGATGTGCCTATGATTGTGAATGGCACACTCGGTCTTTGTGGTGAATCCGGGGAATGTGCTGATATGGTAAAGAAACACCTGTTTCAAGGTCACGAACTGGACGAAGCCCATTTAGCAAAGGAACTCGGCGATGTAGCATGGTATCTCGCTGTAACAGCGTATTCCATCGGATATGACCTTGAAACAATTCTTGCGATGAATGTTGAAAAACTTCGCAAACGCTACCCGGAAGGTTTTGACCCCGAACATAGTCTTCACAGACAGGAGGGTGACTTATGACACAGGCGGATAGAATAAGTGCTTTTGATAAATTTATGAAAGGTAAGGTCTCTGACGAGTGCCGCTGTGAGCTGATTTGCAAGGGTTTTTTTACCGCCCCGGCAAGCACTAAGTATCACGGAAATTATGAAGGTGGATTGTTCGACCACAGCTTTTCGGTAGTGAAATTCCTTGTTGAGCTGACAGAAAAGAACAATCTCAAGTGGCAGAGACCCGAAAGCCCCTACATTGTAGGAATGTTCCATGACTTATGCAAAATCGACCAATACCGCCACCCTGTAATAGCGGAATCCGCTCACTTTGACGGTTCGATTGATTACATTACTGACAAAAACTCATGGGAATACAATCCCGATGTGATTCTGAAAGGTCATGGGGAGAAATCGGTTATGCTCCTGTCTCAATTCTACACTCTGACAGAAGAAGAAATTCTTTGTATCAGATACCACATGGGAGCTTTTACGGACAAAGAGGAGTGGCGAGATTACACTCGGGCTGTCAATCAGTACCCTAATGTACTGTGGACGCACCATGCAGATATGCTCGCTTCTCATGTAGCGGGGGTGTGATTATGAGCTTATTCAATCCCGTAGTGCCGAATTTGGAGCTTCTACTCTATAAGGCGCAACAGCTTCTCGCACATGACGAGGAATTTCTCAAGGCTCTCAAAGAGCGAAAAGACAAGCTGAATCACCTCTCGGTTGATTTCGATGTAACTGTCTTCTCGCAGATTTGGGGAAGTACCTGTTCGGGGTTTGATATTGCCCCGGACGGAAGCCCCTCTATCGGCGGCTGTGCTATGACAAAGGAATATACCACTGTCATTCACGAGACAGTTACCGATTGCTACTGTGTATTTTTTGGAGACCGCCCTTGCTATAAAGTCACCAATGCAAATCAGAATTTCCATGAGGATTTGATGAAGCGACAGATGGCAAGTCTCTCCGAAGCAAAAGAAAGATATTGAGGAGGTGCGACACATGATTAAGTTTGAACACCCCGAGGTATGGGGCTTTGAACACTCTATCAGGGGTATGCGTAACCCGATGAATAGTTGGGAGCGTTCTGATACGACCTATGGTTTGGGTGAAGATTATCTTGCTGACATGATAATCGGTCAGAACGATTACGACCTTATGGCTCGGCTAATCAAGGGAGGACAACCGCACAGGAAGTTCTTGAGACAGATTTTCGTCTCGGTGGATATTACCGCTCCTCTCTACTGGTGGAAAGAATTTGACACCTATAAGGTAGGCACGACAGCGAACTCATGCTCTACCATGCACAAGATACAGGCGAAGGAATTTGCTCTTGAGGATTTCAGTCACGAACACCTTTTCGATGGTGTCATTCAGTGTGAAGGACGTGATATGGAGGAATACGAGAATCCTACCACTTGTTTAGAGTATGTTATCGGCGTACTCAACTTCTATAGAGAGAAGTACAACGAAACTAAAGATAAGCATTACTGGTGGCAGATGATTCAGCTCCTTCCTTCTTCCTACAATCAGAAGCGTACAGTCACCATGACTTACGAAAACCTTCTGAATATGCTGGAATACCGCAGAGGTCACAAGCTGGACGAGTGGCGGCAGTTTTGCGAGTGGATTTTTACCCTTCCTAACTCCCATATCTTGAGAGAAGGAATTAAGGTATGAACAGAGCCGAGCGAAGAAGACGAGCGAAACAGGGTCTCCCTGTAAATAAAGAACCCGTTATCAATGTAAAGGCAAGCGATATACAAATAATCAAACAGCAAGCTACATCAAACGCCGCCGATACCGCTTTCTTCCTCATGTTGGCTATACCTGTCATGGTGATACACGACAAATACCCACAGCTAATGCGGAGAGAGGTTGACGGTAAATCAAGAGCGGAAAGGTTCGCTGACCTTTGCATTGACCTATACGATAGCTTCAACCGAGGGTATGTTACCCTTGACGATTTGGCTGATTGTCTTTGGGAAGAAGCTGGAATAAAGCTGACTAAGAAATAGGAGGTACATACCATGTACAAGCTGAAAAATGTAAATGGCAGAGTGAGTTGTCTGCTTCGCACCGGGAAGGATTTTGTGCGGCATAGCCTGTCGGTATCGGCGGCACAGCACATTATCGACACTGGTACACTGGTTGAATCCAAGAACCCGGATTATCCGATTTGTGTTGATGATAAGTGGTTCTTCGAGGGCATGGAACTCAAAGAGACCACCCCTACTACCAAGAAAGGCGGTAAGAAAGCATGAGCAGAGCATTTTACTCCGAGTATGTGAATCATTGTCTTCGCTTCTATGCGAGACACCCCAATCCGAAGTTCAAAAGTGCCGCTGACAAGAATAACTGGGCGGCGTGTGACAGTGCTTTCAAAGGCTTTTCTGACAATGACAGGGAAATGCTTCTCACGATTTACCGTGAGGGTGACACCATTCCCGATAATGTCTATCAGATGGCGAAGTCCAAGGGCATTAAACAGGACAGCATTTGGAAGCTGATTAACGAGCTTGAGCGAAAGGTGGCAAAGAGACGTGGTTTGCTATGACAATATCCCCGAGGAGCTGAAAAAACTGAATCAGTGGGTTTGTGCGATGGAGGGAAGCAAAGTTCCTATGAAAGCATGGGAGAACGAAGCCGCTTCCTCTACCAACCCTAACACATGGTCTGACTTCGAGACCGCTCTTGAATCAGTGAACAATCAATACTATGACTATTGCGGATTCGTCTTCGCAGACAACGGTTATGTGGGGATTGACATTGATTGCGGCTATGACGATGAAGGTTTTATGAGCGTCCTCGGTGCTGATATTGTCGGCAAGTGCCACAGCTACACGGAGAAATCCCGGAGCGGCAGAGGGTTTCACATTTTGCTCCGGGGAACTCTCCCCTTCAAAGGTAAGAACAACCTCGCTGGCGTGGAAATATACAAGGCGGCTCGCTACTTTATTATGACAGGTGACACTTTATTATATAAAGAAATCATCGAAAATCAAGAAGCGATTGATTATGTGGTGGAGAAGTATTTTCCCGATGTTCGGGAAACTTCGGATAAGGTCGTTGTCGGTAGAGACAAGATTTACTCCCCGATATGGGAAGACCCTATCGTTGATGGACGAGTGAAGCTCCGACCAGTCTACCCGAGAATCCCGGACGGAAGCCGCAATATCTGTCTCACCTCTCTCGCTGGTATGCTCCACAATCAAGGGTACAGTAAGGCGCAGATTTATGAGGAGCTGTTGTATGCGAACACCGTAGCGTGTGACCCTCCGCTCGACAGGAGCGAGCTTCGGACAATATGCAACAGTGTTACGAGGTATAAGCGATGAACATGAAAAACAGGATTGAGCTGATTCACCTTCTCGGCGAGGAACTTCACGACACCGCCCTTCGCTACGAGAACGCCATACAGAAACACAATTATGTGAGGGCTGGCTATGAAGTTGAAATGCTGGACAGTAAGGAAGCTCTCAAGCGGCGTATCAAAGTTCTTCGTGAGGAGCTTTTGGAGCTTTCCAAGCAAGTGTGATTTCTAACACGAAAAAGATAAAAAATTATAAAATAAGTGTTGACAAACAATCTTTTTCGTGTTATATTATAATCATAAAAGGACAAGAAATAACACAAACAAGATTAAAGGAGGATAACACAATGAAAGTCAAAAGAAACATGATGGTCGATGTTGAGCTGTTCGAGGTCGGAGACATTATCAAGTTCAAGCTCAACGATGGTGAAAAGGTACAGGCGATGGCGGTCAAGGAAACCAGTAAGGGTATGTTGTTCATGCTGGTGGACTGTTTAGCGAAGGAGTACCCGATGTTCACCAGCTTGGAAGACATGACCGAAGACTACTTCACCTACGAGAACTCCGATTTGCGTAAGGCTCTGAACAGTGAAATCATCGCTCGCTTCCCGGAGAAAATCAGAAGCCGCATGGTTACGCTGGATAATGGGGATATGCTTCGGATTCCTACCGAGCGTGAAATCTTCGGCGAGAACGTCTACGGACAGGAAGAATCCGATACCGTGAAAAGGTTCAAGCCGATGAAGAAAAGGAGAAACCGTATCGCTTTCCAAGGCAAGGAAGGAGCATGGGAATGGTACTGGCTGATGAATCGGCATAAGGATTCCGCTTCCAATTTCGCCGTTGTCGGCACCAACGGTAATGCGGCCTACAGCAACGCTTCCAATCCTTTTGGCGTGCGCCCCGTATTTCTCTTATCCTAAATTCTCGCCCCCTTGTGGGGCGAGTTCAACAGACAACAAACAATAAATCAAATTTCGGAGGTCATTATTATGAGTTTAGAGAAAGCAAGTATTTCATGGAGCGCAAAACAGTTGAAGAACATGATTGCCAATGGCAAGATTGATTTCAACCATATCATTCAGAGGAGCTATGTGTGGGAGCGCAAGCGTAAGTCTGCCCTCATTGAGAGTATGATTATCGGCTACCCTATCCCTCCTGTCTTCGCAAAACGCTTTGACGATGGAACGGGTAAGCGTGGCGGTAACATCTACTGTATCATGGACGGAAAACAGCGGCTCTCTACTGTGGCGCAGTTCCTCAATGACGAGTTCGCCCTTACCGAGTTGCCGCCTGTGCTCTATATGGACGAAGCGTTCGGCGGTGAGTGCAAAACTGACATTACGGGCATGAAGTTCAGCGAGCTTCCCGAAGCGATTCAAGACCATCTGAACAGCGTCATTTTCTCCGTGACCTATTTCGATAACCTTACCAAAGAGGAGGAACGGGAGCTGTTCAAGCGGCTCAACGCTGGTAAGCCTTTGAGTACCAAGTCTCGTCTGCTCGCTTCGTGTAGCGACATTGAGGGTCTGCTGGATATTGGCTCTCACGAGCTGTTTGACGATATGCTGACCGACAAGGGGAAGGACAACAAGAATCAAGTCACCCTCGTTATGAAAGCGTGGTGCATGATGAACAAGACTATTGAGGAAGTGTCCTTCGAGGGCAAAGACTTCAATCCGCTGTTCGAGAACGCTTCCATTTCGGCAGACGAGCGGCTGGCACTGGACAAGGTGTTCGCCTTGATTCACGACACGCACCTCACGCTGGCAGAAAACAAGGAAAAGGCTGTCGCAAAGAAGCTGTACACCGAAACCCACATGATTTCCCTCGTACCGTTCTTCGCACAGGCGGTTGAAAGAGGTATCGAAGCTAACATGATGGCTGATTGGGTGTCTGACTTCTTCGGCTCCCATAGCGAGGAGTACGATATTGCCGCTGGTAACGGTTCGGCGAAGAACTCCAACATCACCACTCGGCACAATGTTCTCTCGGAGAGCTTCGAGCAGTTCTTCACGGAGGTATAAGGCTATGGCAGAGGATAGAGCAATCTGTCCTCTGCTCACCACAAACACCGTAATACAGAATGACAGGGTATCAATCGGTACTCAACCTGTCTTTTGTATCAAGGAACAGTGTGCATGGTGGGTTGAGGACAAACAAAAATGTGCAATAACAGCTATGGGAGGAAAAAGATAATGGCATTTTACATGAATCAAAGCAAAGGGGTGAAACGAGGAGACATTTTCTACATCGCAAATTCCAAGTTCTACTCCACTGACCCAAGTAACGAAGCCGGGAGACCCGGTATCATCGTATCGAACGATACACTGAACGAACATTCCCCTGTGGTCGAGGTGGTCTACCTCACGACCAAGGACAAGAAGCCCATGCCGACACACGTTGGTATTCTGTGTAAGATTCCTTCCACCGCATTGTGCGAGACCATCTACACGGTGACGAAGGACAGGCTCGGCGATTTCGTCCGCTCTTGCACCGATAAGGAAATGGCAGAAATCAACAGAGGTATGCTTTGCTCTCTCGGCATTACCGCTCCTGTTGTAGAGAGAGAGATTGAAACTTCGGAGAACGCTGACACTACTTCGCTGGCGGTTGAGAAAAATCTCTATAAGACACTGTATGAACAGCTTCTCGACAAATTTACAGCGAGGTGACAGACAATGCAAGAGCTTTTTGAGACCCGTAATGGTCGGGTAATCATGGACGAGGACTTATCCTCGAAGATGTACCTCATAAAGCACTATCACCCCGAGAAGGCGGACGAGACCAGTTCCGGGTTTGAATGGTCTGAAATGGGTATGGCAAACCTCTTTGGTCTGCTGTACTCACAAGAAGCTCGGTATTGCCCCGAGCATAAGAGCTGGTACACATACTTCGAGGGTGCATGGCGCAAGGACGAGGGAGCAATTCTCGTATCGGAGAAAATCAAAGACTTCGTGCGACTGATGATTCTCTACTGTGGAGAAATCGAAGACGATGATTTGCGGAAATCTTATACCGGGTTTGTCAACAAAATGGGCGATAGGCGCATGAGAGACAGAATCCTCAAGGACGCTACAGGCGAGCTTCGCATTTCAGCGGTCAAGTTCGACAGCGACCCATATCTGATTAACTGTCTGAACGGTACATACGACCTCCGGGATTTCTCTTTCCGGGAGCATAACTGGGAGGACTTTCTCACCATGCAGACCGCTTTCAACCACA